GTGTCCTTAATATCGATTGAGTCTCCGTCTTGAACTACTTCGATTTCATCTTCAGGTCCCATTTTCTTAAAAACTGTGATAACATCCATGTCATCAGCACCTGTTAAATCGATAGTCTCAACTTCGTCATCCATATCTAAGTCGGCTTCATCATCAACATCTAAGTCGTTATCTTCGTCGTCAAGGTCATCCCCCAACTCCAAATCTAGTTCTACTTCGCCGTCATCGTCGGCGTCGATGTCAATTTCGTCTGACACCTCTAATTCTACATCGTCATCGTCTTCATTAAGAGCCATCGAACCTTCTAGAGATTCCTTTACCATTTCTTCAATTTCTGAACCCATTGAACGGGACAGTATTTCTTTCGCGTTGGCCTCAAAAGCTTTATCAATTTCTTCCGCTTCTAGAAGAGCTTTGTCGATAATAGACTTTCCTTTTTGAGCCATTTTTCTTTTTCTTTTTAGAAATTTGTTAATTATCAAACACACCCTAATAAAAAGGTGGGTTTTCCAATAAATATGCAAGGAAAAACCAAAAAGCATTAAATAAAATCGATTAGGAAGGGTTTTTATGGGATATTTATAGTATGATGAGAGACCAAATAAGAAATATAGTTCGTGAATATCTTGGAAATTCACCAAAAAACGGAGGTTTTACCATATATGAAGAATATGGAACGGAGATTGAGACGTTAAAACATCTAGTAAAAAAAGTGGAAAAAAAGTTAAGCCAAGCGTATTTAGAAGTCACAGGAGAGGACTTATACCTACCAAAAATAGAGGTAAAACTCGACCCAAACATAAAAGATGGTAAAATTGGGGGGTTTTCTCACCCTGACCATAATGGTGATAATGGTGTTTTAGGTATAAAACCCAAAGCACTAAACAACATGGACTATCTCGAAGATGTGATTACACACGAGTTAATCCATGCTGCAATAGGTGAAGATTTACCTGACCACAAAGAACATAGTGGTCTGTTCAATACTTTAGCTGAGAAAATGGGTCTTCCTATAGAAAGAAGGGATTAAGCCTCTTCTCTCATAATAGTATCCTCGATTGGACTCTTAACTGCCGAAACAATTTCATAATCCAATACAGAATCTTTTAGATACTTAGTTGTACGAGCCTCTGCTTCAGTACAAGACATAGCGTCTACAAGATATTGTGTTTTGATTTTCTTTGGTCTTCCGTTAGCTTCGTTAATACTTTCGAATTCAACTTTAACTAGGAAGAATTGTACTACACTGTCATTCATATCAATTATTTTTTTTTATGATTAATTATGTAGTAAGAATACCTATTTCAGATATATATGTGAATGGTTTTGATTAATTTAAATCATACCCTGAACCATAGTCTCCACGACCACGTCCTTGAGCTCTTTGGTATAATCTTTTGTCAACATCTAGAATAACTTTACCATACTTCATCATTGAAGTTGTGAACTTAACCAAGAATTTCTCTAACTGTTCACTGAAGTCTTTATCGGAATAAGCAGTTGCTGCTGTTACTAAGGTTCTAATTCTTCTTTCGAATGATTTAAGTACCCCAACAAACTCTTCACTAGCACTACCTAAATCATCTTCAGGCATTTCAGGAATCATTCTTTCCAATAACATTGATAACATATTAATTCCACCTGTAAGTTTGTTAAGTGTTTGTAGATTTACACTTTTTGGTTTATCTAAATTCTGTTCCATTTCTTTAACCATTTGGGTTAGGTTATTGAACATAGACCTAACTTGTCCCATTAGACTACCTGCATGTTGTGCAAATACTTCAGGAGAATCGTATCCGATTTCATCTAATTGTTCTCTCTGTTCTTTAGTTAGGTATCTTTTAACTCTTGATAAGTCATTTACATCTACACCCCATTTTTGTGCTAATGCAGCAATTAATGTAGCTTTCTCTTGAGGGGTATTAATTTTCTCAGCGTACTTACCATATCTGTTGAACAAATATTTATCTGCTAAGTCTAAGAACCTTTGAACATCTTGAGGGTCATCATTCTTTTCTTCACCCTCCTCTTCTCTGATAACATTCTCAACTAACATATTAAGAAATTCATCCTCAGTGTTGGAGTCAGTTTCTTCGGTCATGATTCTTTCAACCAATCTCTCTAAATCAGATTCATTAAGTTTAATAGTTCTTTTTTTCATTGCTGCTTGCTTTTTGCTTAGCTGCTTGCTGCAGCGCGCTTTTAATATTTTTATTTAATAGTATATATTAATACATACTGCCACACTCATTACAAGTGTCGTCACCCATTTCATCATCGTACCCCTCACCAATCTCAGGTTCTTGGTACCCAATAAAATCTAACATCTTATCCATACCATAGAAAGCTGTTAATCTTTTCAAAAAGTTTCTTGGGTTTTTTCTAAGGTAAGAAATAACGTTTGCTGGAACATCATCTCTATAAGGACCGAACGCGTTCATAATTTCACGTTCTCTATCATAAGGTTCGAACGCTGCTTTGGCAAATTGATTTGCGTGTCTTTCACGTTCTCTTCTTGGTAAGTTTTCATTCATGATTTTACCTACCAACTTTTCAATATCCTTTTCGTTTAATCTTACTACTCTCTTTTTCATTAGCTTAGGAATTTTTTAAGACCATTCATTATCTTTTCTTCACTTTCAGATAAATATGTTGGTGAATTAGAGATAGTACCTCTGTTTCTTGTATTTTCTGTAAATTGTTTTAAGTCTGCGTCACTAGTAGAAATCCAAGCTCCAGGTGTAGATGGTGAAGTAACAATATCCCAACAGATTAATTCAAAATCATCTTGTACAACATTTTTACCACCTTCTTGTTTAAGTGAACCAACACCCCTTGATGAGATACCAACGGTCCAACCCTTTCTAATCATATTAAGTACCTTATCTCCAACTGAAGAAATAACACCCATCTTATGATATCCTGGTGTAGTATCTAATTCTAGTTTACCCATTAGAGTTTTACCTTCCCACCAAATCTCAGTAATCATATGTGACACACGGTCAGCATCAATAATAGATGATTCAGGGTGATTAAGTTCCCCAAGGGATGTACCCATGTTAATAAACTCTTGATATCTTTTAGCTTCTCTTTCTAGTATTTCTTTTGGGTAGATTCTACCATTCTTGTTTTCGACACCATATTTCTGTAATACGGCGTATACTTCTATAACGTCAGGTAAATCACCACTTCCTAGGTTAGTACCCGATTTAAACTCTTTCAATATATTCTCATTTGAACAGACACCGTCAGCACAAGTCAATTCAGGTGAAATATACCCTGAATCATACTCAACTAAAAATCCGTGCCCTGTTTGTCCTGGTTTAAGTATTTTCATATAGATAGTTTTCTAATAAATATGCAAAAAATCAGTCTTGTTCATTGCCAAACTAAAACATTGTTCTATATTTGAGGAGTTCTAAAGATTATTAACCTCTAAAAATATTATATTTCTATGGCAAACATGTTCTCGAAGGCGAAAGCCAAACCAAAAGCAACAACTAAGAAGGCGACTGATAAAGTAAACGTTACCCCAAAATTTGAGGATAACGAGAATCAGACTGCCGATGAACAAATGAAGGAGTTCCACAATAAACTGGCAAAGTTTGCCCACATTAAAAAAGAACAAAACAAACTCAAGGCAGAGTTGGCTGGATATGATTCCGTCATTAAGGCTATTGGTAAAGAGGAGTTCATTAAACTGTTAGAAAATACAGGTAAGAGAGAGACTTCTTATATTTTAAGTACGGATTACGATGGTTCCGTATTGGTTACCGTAATGGATAAGTATAAAACCATCGACGCCGAGAGAGCGGAATATCTCAACGAAACTTATGGTGAGACTGATGAAGATGGGAACGTTATTGATGGTATCGTAGATGAGGATACTAAGTTCCAATTCAACATGACTGTGTTGGAGAGAAATCAGGACACTATCGCTGAACTGATTGAGAATTGTGAGGATATCACAGAAGAAGATAAGGAGAACCTTATCGAGTGTGTAACTAAGTACTCAATCAAAAAGGGTACAATCGACAAGTTGTACAAAATCTCCAAAGACACGGGTATCGATATTGAGACTCTTTATGAGGAAATCCAACCTACCATTTCCTTAAAGAGTGAGAAGGCTGAAGAAGTAGACTAATGGAATTAGTTACTCACATTACCATAGAACATGGTTTTTGGTTGTGGTTCGCAGGTGTGATTTTAGGTATAGGTATTGGGATAGGGATACAAAAGATTATAGGTCCACCGTGTGAAGAAGAAAAAGAGAGTAACCCTGAAATATTAGATGATTAAAAAAAGGGGACTTTACGGTCCCCTTTTCATCTACTTCTTACGTTGATAGAACTCGAAGTCCTCATCAACCTCAAAAACATCATTAATTATCTTTCTAGATATTGTCTCAAGAATTGGTTTAAGTTCATCAGAGTTCACTGGTAACATTGGTTCCTTCTTTTGGAATAATGTCATTTCTACTGACATAAAACTCCTCTTACCGTAATTGATTCCTGACGACGCCATATTGAAATCCACAATGGACCTGTTTTTATGGAATCGATTATCATCTACCACCTCATAAAGTTTTCTTTTAACTCTTTTAGATTTTCTTTTTATAATTGAATCATAATCACTTTCGTGTTTTTGTTTTGGTTTACCCCAAGCCGAAATTTGTATATAAATTGACTTTGGGTTCTTGTTGTCTACTGTTCCCGTAACAACATTGTACTGATATGGAAGGTTAATTTTCACTTCTTTTCCTCTTTTCATTAATATTTGGTTACTTCCTTTACTGTTGGCTCGTTGCCACAGCATTATACACGGTCTCTAACATACGTAGGGATACCATGTAAGGGTCACAGTTAGATGCTGGTCTTCTGTCTTCAAAATAACCCTTCTCCTCATTCTTCGTTTGTACAGGAATTCTTACACTAGTATCTCTTGTGCTATAACCAAAACTAAACTTGTTAATATCGGCTGTTTCTAACTCTCCTGTAGAACGTTTTTCATTGTCTAAACCATAAACGTCGATATGAGCCTTATGGTTTACTCTAAGACCATCCATAGCTTGTAATATCACAGCAAGACCACCCTCTTCCCTCATCTCTTTATTGGAGAAGTTAACGTGACATCCCGAACCATTCCAATTACCCTCAATAGGTTTTGGATGGAAGGAGATAATTACACCATGATTTTCTGCTATTCTATGTAAGATGTATCTAGACATCCATAATTGGTCTGAACCATCTAAAGATGTAACGGGACCTATCTGATACTCCCATTGACCAAGTAGTACTTCAGCGTTTATACCTGAAACGTCTAGACCTACTTCGACACATTTTTCTAAGTGTTCCTCAACTATCTTACGGCCGACAACATTATCGGAACCGATACCACAATAATAATCACCCTGTGCCCTAGGCTGTTCATTTGGTCTAAATCCTAGTGGTAGACCCTCACCCTCCTGAAAGTTGGGTTTTGTGGTTAACGTATATTCTTGTTCCCAACCGAACCAAGGTAAATCTTTCTTTTTATGTAGTTGTCTAACAACTTTACCTTCACCTACCCAATCAATGGTTTCTTTAAGGTTGTTATTATCCAAGAAATTCTTTAACTTTATTCGTTGATTTGTTTTGTGTGGTGTCCCATTAGGGTTATACACATCACAAAGAACTAATTTATGTGGTGTACCTCTAAAGGGGTCATCACATACGAAAACAGGTTTTAGTATACAGTCAGTATTTTTACCTTTACCCGATTCGGCTTGTTTTGTTGAACTCCCATCATACGACCAATCAGGGTAGTTCATCACGTTCTTGAATCCATTGTGTTTTTCCCATCTCGATTCTGACGTGTCTGCAACTTTAGTTTTACCTCTGACTTTTTGGGTTTCTTCCCCATCCAACCAAAGGTACTCTAAAAAAACTTTCATAATTTTTGTTTTTTATTTTGCCATTCTAGTTATTATGTATAATTTTACGAAAAATATCGCAATAAAAAAAGCCCCCCATTGCGGAGGGCTTTCTATTATACCTTATTAATCGTTAAGTAGTGTTGGGTCATCCCCTGAATCTGTTGGGGTGTTTGTCTTCTTTTCTTTTTGGATTTGTCTTACGGTATATCCAGCAATCAAGAATTCAATACCAGCCCAAATTCCTAAGTCTTGTGAGTCCATAGTATGTGTAACAAGGTAGTACACCATACCAAATTGTCCGATAATAAATGCGATACCTGACTCAATTCTTTTCTTCGAGAAGTAAGATGGTTCATTAGAGTAAATTTTCATCATCTCATTAAAAAACCATTTAATCTTCTTACCTACGTTCGAAAACCACTGTTTAATTTTCATCTTTCTTGTTTTTTTTTGTCATTACCCATAAAACTTTTTAACTTATCTTTTATGTTATCTATAATCCCCTTATTACTCTTACCTGAGATAGCTCCCATATTTTCTAGGACCGAAATCAAATATTCAATACAAATGTATATGAACAAGGTTCCATGTAACCAATTTAACAATCCGTAAGCCAAACCACCTATTGTGTCCTCATGACCACGGTATTCTATTTTTAATGAGTTTAGTATAAATATGAGTGAAATCCATACGAATACTTTTAAACCGAATCTCCCAAATTTCTTAGACTCTATTGGTTTACCCTGTACCTTTGAAGCCGTTAGACCTGTAATCAGTTCTAGTGTCACCAATAAGACAAATGAAAAAATCGTGATACTCTGTAATCCAAAATACGTTTCAAATACCGAGGATAACCCAGCAAAAGGTATTGTAAGTAACATTGCTTTTGGATGTAGTAATGATGATGTAAAGTCAGATAGGTCGTCGAATCCGAAGTTACTAACGATGTAATTAAAGAAGTTACGCATTTTGTTTAAAGATTGTCTTTAAGTTCCAGCAATTTTAAAACATTCTCACCGAAACTTTTATCATTATCAACCATCTTGTAAACAACGTCTTTAGCCTCAAGTAACTTCTCTTTTATATCGATATTGTTACCATACTCTTCTAGATGTTGATTTATCAAGTCAATATTCTCTTTTATTAACTTATCCATTAAGGACTTCATAGAACTCTCATCTCCCTCTCTCAAAACTTTTACAATTTCCTTGTCCTCTTCAGATAATTCAGAGTACTTTTCATTGTATTTTTCTACTACTAAATCTAAGAAAACCTTATGGTCAACACCTTCTCTAACATATTCACTTTTTTCGTCCTCAACCTTCTCTACCAACAACCAATCTTTAACAACGTTAAAAGATTCGTGTAATCTGTTGATGTTTACGGCTGATTTATCTTCAATGATTAGAGTGTGTAAACTCTCGTGTAACTTTCTATAAGTGTCAGGAGTGGTATCAATACCATTACTCTCTAACAACTTAACTAACTTATTGTTAGCTTTTTCTATATCTTCTTTCGAGTACTTTTTTAGTACTGAAATATTTTCCTTAAGATAGTCGGATGCTGTAACTTCACTGTCGAAATACTTGTTTTCAACATTCTTGTACACGATAAACTGAGATTTTAATACCTCATTCTCTGACATTAACTTTACGAATTTCTTGTAAAGTTTTTTACCCTTATCTTCACCTAAAATGTGAGACTCAATGTATTGTGATGCAAATATATCTTTTATAGTACCGAAGTTCATATCATTATTTTTATAATAAATATGCCTTATTCGGTTAAGAGGTCGGTTTCATCCACATCTTCATCATCCTCTTTAATTAGGTCATCAATACCTTGGGTCATGGCTAGGATGTCTTCGTTTCGTTTCTTACCTTCTACTAATAGTCTATCGATAACGTCTTCGTCACCTCTGAAACTCTCACCGAATTCACCCCCTCCACCGAAGTCTTCACCTCCGCCGAACTCATCACCACCGAAGTCTTCTTCACCTCCGAAGTCAAGGCTACCGCCTCCTCCGAATCCTCCTCCTCCGAAGTCTTCACCTCCGCCGAATCCTTCACCTTCAGCACCTTCACCTTCTTCCATATCAGGTCCTTGGTCCATTGGTAGTTCACCGTAAAGTTTATCAACCTTCTCAAAGAATCCTGTTTTCTTAATAACTTCAGGAGTCCTCTCAAGTTCTGCACCAGCAGCTCTTTCAAGTCTTTGTTGTTCAAGGTCAAGTCTAATTTCATCCTCTGACCAATTAAAGATTTCCTTCTTAGCCCATGTATGTGATGATGGAGCAATACCACCGTCGATAGCTGAAACAAGGTCTTTGTAAAGAAGTACTTTCTCTTTCCATTGTTCAACCTTTAACATCTCACCTTGTGTAGATGGGTTATTAAGGATTAACTTGAAATTATCTAGTTCATCGTGGAATCCTAGAATATATAAATGAATGATTGCTATCTTATTTAATTCTTGAATGATAGCTTGTTGTATTCTGTTGATTGTTCTAGCAAATCTAATATCCATCAAAGCCAAGTTCTTACCTTCACCTACAGTATCCTCAAAACCTAGGAATGGTTTTGGTACTCTAAGTGCTGTAACCATTTTCCTTTGAATAAATTCGATATCAGCAATTTGGTCTAGATTTGAAGCCCCTTCCAACGTTTCAATCGGACTAGAAGCATTAACATCCCTAACAGGTACGAAGAAGTCTTGGTCTACCGCTAGAGTATTGTATCTAATATCAACCTGACCTGTTTGTTGGTCAGCTTGTTGTGTTCTCTTAAATTTGTTAGCAACTTTTTGTACATATGCCTCAACATCATCATCGTCAATATTACCTACGTAAACTTTGAATACCCTTCTTTCAGGTGCTCTAGTTACACGGTAAACTAACATCGCGTCTTCAGCAAGTAATAATTGTTTCCAAATACGTCTTACCTTCTCAAGTACTGATGTACCGTAAGGAAGTTTTCTATCATCACCTAGTAATCTGAAGTGAGCTATTTCCCATGCGTTAAATTCTAGACTTTTGTCCTTCCACATGAACTTAACTTCTTTCTTCTTCATCTCCTCAGCACTAGCTTCTTTGTTTTGTGTTTGGAATGGAAATAAACCTGTTTCAGTTCTCTCCATTTCAATGTTAGTTAACTGTGAAGCCCCAATAATCCCTTCTTGGTGATGAATTTTTAGATAAACGAAGTTATCACCGTACTTACATGTGTTACGAACCCACATTGGTAGGTTTGAATTAACATCTAGTACATTGTAAAATAAATCCCTAAGTACTTTTTTGATACGTGAAGAATCTGAATAAATTTGAATAATCTCACCTTGTTCGTTGAGTGTACACGATTCTTCCGACATAACATCTAAAGCCACCGATATTTCAGGTGTGAATTCCATTGCTTCATAATCCATGTATGAAGCCAATCTAGATGTTTCATAGTAAACAGCTTTTTGGTAAAGTTCATTATCTACCTTCGCCCACTGTCCTTCTAGATATTTTTGTTGTTGGAGTTGTAGTTTCTCCTTTTCGTATGTTTCTCTAGATTTTGTAACAAGTAAATCATCGTTAGTGAATTGGTACCTAGCATCATATGCTTTATTGGTTTTTGGTCCACCACCTTGTCCGAAGACGTAAAACATCTTCTGAAATACTGTTAAATTATCTTTCTTTTCAGCCATAAAATTTTAGGTTAAAACCCTGTTATTTACATATAAATATTCAATTTAAAGGTAATAGTAACCCTTCAAATGTGAATGGTGATATTTATTAATATGAAAGGCTGGAATCCAAAGGATATAATCATGTTGATTCTAGTACTAACGGTATCCGTGGTATTAGTCTCATCTACTATATCTAGTGTTTTCCTCGGACGTGACGCCACTGGCAAAACAGAGGAGATTATAGCATTCCTTTTAGGTTCCATGGTTACGATTATAGGTGAATACGTTTTAATCAATATAAAAGAACGTTTTCGCAATGATGACAAAGATTAATTATTATTGATATGAAAGTTTTTAAGTATGTGTTTTTATTATTAACTGTTTTCCTAATGACATCATCTTCATGTATGATGGAAGACACTGACAAGGTTAAAACAGAGTTTGAGGAGGCTTACGGTAATTATGAAACCGAAGTTTATGTTCCATGGCAACATAGTGGTGTAGGGTATTGGGTGCAATACCAAACGTATTACACATATAACGATTTTTCTTATATGGTTTCTAGGTCTAAAGAAACTTTCGGTGGATACTATTACTACGATGTATGGTTCTACAGTAACAGTTACTATTGGGACGGTAATAACGCGACTTACACATCAACAAATATTAAATACGTATATGTATATGTGGATGGGAAACTAACCTCAAAAAATGAAAATAGTATAGGTATCACTTTTTATAACGAAACTGCACCAACAAGTTTACGATTTATGTCCACTTCAAAATATCCTAAGGTTTGGATTAAGTGGAACCAAATGAAAGCAATATAATGGGAGAAGATTTAGAAGATAAATTAAACAAAAAACACATCACACTATCGTTTAAAGACCTTAAGTGGATTGTCGCTATTGTGATATCCGTAATAGGTTGGGGTGTTACCGCTTATTTATGGGTTTCAGATAAATCCAAAATGAAAGAGGAAATTATTACTCTACAAACCGAGAATAAATCTCAATACGAGAAAATCATTAAACTAGAAGGACAAGTAGAGGGTGTTAATAATGCGGCACAAATATTCATGGAAAACTCACCTAGTGAAAATAGGTATAGAATTGAAAAGTTAGAACATGATGTTGAAATCCTGAAACAACCAGGTGAGGCTAACCCCGAAGATTTCGAGATTGTACCTGTGTCAGTTATAGATACTAGTAGTGTAATCGAAAGAGAAGGACCTTCAAATAATCTGAATATTCACGATTAATCTACGTAATCACATTCTACATACATAGAATGGTTACCATCAGGTAATATATCAAATACGTAGGTTACCACATTATCAATCCCTGTGAGGTTATCACAGAAAGGTACTCGTGCCCTATCAGTTGGTTTTGACCTTTTAGTGGATGGTACAGGTTTCCAAGAATACTTAATAGGACCAGCCATTGCCCTAGTATTCTTCTGATTTCTAAATGCTTTATTTGAACTTGGTTTTGCCATTACTTTTTGTTTTTAAATCCCATCATTCCACCAAAGACCCACATATGTTCCTTGGTTTGTTCGATTGTTTGTTTATTACCTTTATCGGTATAAAACCCTGCTACTCCTGTAGAATTTAATTCACTAATTGTTTCAGTACCCGTAGATGTTACAGCCCAACTATTTACCATAGCTTTAGCTTGTCCCTTAGACTTCTCCAAATCCTTGAATGAGGTCATACCCACAAAGTTACACATACCTAATGCCATAAGAAGGTCATCATGATAACCTTTCATGTGGTCAGGTCTTCCGTTAATGAAAACGAATGTGTCAATCTCGTTTAATGTTCTAACTGACCTAATCTTAATTGAGTTAAGTCTGATAGCCTGTTCCATCTCCGAGATGATTGTATGTCTTTTAGCTTGGAAATTAAGACCCGGCAATTTACCGTTCTTCATGTGTTTTTCCAATTGTTTATTCTTCTCTAATGCATCAATACCGAAAGCGGTGTCATAATACATCTTTCTACTTGGGTAACCTAATTCTAACATCTTAAGTACTGTAGAAATACCGTAACCACCTGTTAAGTCGACAACTACAAACGCGTCATAAGATTCACCATAATGTTTGGCAATCTCACCCAATACGTCAGGTTGTACTTTTGCGTGGTATTCAGCAACTTGTTCCCCTGTATCATAGTCTAATACCCAGATAGAACCAAAGTCATCGGACGAACCACTCGCCGCATCAACACCCATAATGTATCTATGTCCTTCTATTGGGTCTTCCCATATCCACATATTACCATCAATCCATTCTTTACGGATTGGGTCTTTAACGTTTTCCTTTTCTTGTCTCTTCTTGTATTTGTCATCAATTACTTGGTCACCTGAACCTAGGAATGAACACAATAACTCTTGTGCGATAGACCTAGCATTGTGGTTAAGTTGTGCACACATGTTTTCGAACCATGGAGAGGTTGCTGTCCAACCTTCAGCCATAATCCCATCCCACTTGGATTTATCTAGTTCTATCATCTCCTCGGTAACCTCTTCACCATCAACGGTTTCAGTACGAATCCATTTAAGACCCTTATTATATCTAGGGTCTTCATACCATCTCATCTCAACCACGTTAAAGTTGTTCTTACCTTCCTTAGCGAGTTTATATGTTTTATGGTATAATGGGTCGTAACCGTTTGGTGTAGAAATCAAGATTGAGTGACCACCTGTAGAAAGTGATGGTTGTGCCGCTTCGTAGAACTCTTCTCCTCTACTACCTTCGATAAAGGCTGCCTCATCAATGATAATCAAAGATGGTGCGTAACCCCTTAAAGCATCCTTAGATGAAGCTACCGCTTTCACCTCAGAACCATTCCATAGTTTGTAGTGGGAACTTGAGTTCTTTTCTTTATCGAACCAACCGTCAGCACCTGCTGGACGATTCACATCCATCCATGCCGGTAATTGATATGTAAAATCTTTAATCTTCTTTAAGAATTCCTTAGCCGTCTCCTGTTTGTTAGCCGCAATTAGAATCTTCTCAGGAGCTTTCTTTGAGGCTAAAGCGGTAAGGATTGCGGCGAATGCCGCGGTTGTTGTTGAGATACCTGCCTGACGAGGTTTCATCACTATATTATGTTGGTACTTTTGGTACCCTTTAACTAGTTCTTTCTGTCTAGGGAATAGATTGAATGGTACGAATCCACCCTGTGTTCTATCCTCAGTCTCTAAGTACTTCTGAATAGCGTATATGGGGTCCTTCATACACTTCGCTAGTTCTATAAGTTTTTCAGCTTTTGTCATAATCCCTTTCCTAATAAATATCAGAAAAAGGGGTTTAAGCACAAAAAACCCACCCAATATCGCTATGGGGTGGGTTTCAATAGTCCGTAGACTATAACGGTCCTAATCCCCGTGAGGGGTCCGTTATCTTAGATATTTTGAAAGATTGGCTACTGTCTCGTAGTCTCCAGCGTCTAACGCTGCATCAATCTCATCTTGTATTTCTTTCTGACTCCAAGTAGAAGGGTCTACAGGTTCGTCCATTGGTGTATCAACTTCTTGTCCACCACCTAAGATGTCATCAACATCATCAGGTTCTTGGTCATCACCATATTGTACCTCACCTTCATCGTCACCATATTGACCGATAGCGTCTTCGTAGTCCTCTCTACTCAACTCGTCAATAGCTTGTTGTGCCAAATCTCTAACAACACTTCTAGCTTGTTCTTGGTTGTTTGCCAAACCTGACATAACATTGTTGAACTCGTCTGTTGGTAATTGTTGTAACATATTGAATGTTAATGAGATTACTTCTTGGTTATCTACAGGGATTTGTTCAACGAATTTACCCCAAATATGAGAACCTAAACGAATATCGTTTGTTTCTGCCTGTAAGTGGTCAGTTTTATCGGTAACATAATCTCTCACATCTTTATCCTCAGGAAGTGACCAAAGTGCCATCAATTCCATAACACCTTTAGCTAATTCGTGAAGTAATATTGGGAATACAATACCTTGTGCAATGATTTTTGGTTTTTCGGGGTTAGATAAGTCCAATCTAACGTTTCCTGCGTGTACACCATTTCTACCCTCATTCTCGATAGACTCATCAGACATCATCCAATACATAGCGTCGTTTGCTGCCATAATCTTACTGTAGTCATTGTTTAATGTTGGGTCGTCGTTTCTTAATTCATCCGACAAGTGGTGTAAGTTTTGTGATTTTCTAGCTGCCCCATGCATCATAGCGTTGGTCAACCTACGTCTAGTAACTTCAGGTTTTAACTCTTCCTCAGACTTACCTTGTGGTGGAGTCTTTGTACCTTTAGTGTACTGTAAATTTCCTTTTTGGATTGCTGTACCACCTAGTTGTGGTAGTCCTGTGATTTGTGCGTCAAAGTCTACAGCGTCCTCAGGGATATTGAATTGATTTCTAATCATTTGAATGGCTCTTTGTTCAAGAACACCCGTACCAATTCTCTGTTCCTTTTGGATTGCTGACATAAGAGAATGTCCTAGTAACATTTGTACGTCATCCATGTTAACGTTTTGTCTACCAGTTTTTTCTCTAATATTTCTTTGTACGTCACCAAAAATCTCCTGTGAAATATTTCTAACTGTATCAGAATCTAAATGTCCCGAATAGTCATGTTCACCTGAGTCAAATTTTCTTCTTACGTCATCGTGCATATCTGCTTCGTATATTATTTGGTTACTAATTTCTTCAATTAATTCAGCCTTCGACATCCTAGGATTCTCAGACTCAAACAATATACTCATTATTTCACTTTCCGACAAGTTAATCTTTGATTTATCATCAATTAACTTCTTAAAATCCTCCATTGTTAACCTAACGTTATCAGGTAATCTAGTACCTATTACATCCTCTTGGTTCTCAGCCACTTGGATAGTACCGTCAGTACCAACAGTGATTTTTGAAGAATCAACACCTTTATCAAACATTTGTTGTAATTGTTTAATATCAGCACTTTTCTTAAGGTCAAACTTCATAACTCTAGTTTGTTCAACCTCTTCAATATTATCTTCCTCTTCTATTTGAGCACCTTCACCACCGACAGTAATTTCTTCTGCGTCAGGTTTCTTTCTTCTTAAATCATCATTGAACTTCTCAACATCTCCTGATTTGGAGAAGTCGTATTGAGTAACCTTTTTAGTTTCCTCTTCACCTAATTCATCATCCTGAATCAGATACTTTTTATCTTTGTCAGCCATCAGTGTTTTACTTTGTTCTCTTTGTAGGTTAGAGCTAAATCATACTCTAACAACTTTATGTCGACAGACTCTTTCGAATCACCAAACTTAAAGACCATTCTGTCATCGTGTTGATAATCGTCATCGTCTTCTAATTTCTCCCATCCTAAAGCTATAATACCTTCTACAGCATTATAAACATCGAATACCCCTGACTCTTGTACCAATTCAAAGTCAATTTCATCTGTCTTAAGAGAACCAATGATTTTGACAAAGTTTTCATCGGGTGATAAATCTGTGGTATCTGTAATCACTGAGGATTCATACCATTCATCATCCCATTCCCAATCGGTAGAAGCCGAAAAGAGGAACTCAAACATGTGTTCCCCTTTAAATGTTGTACCAACTTTATTTATGTAAATTAAATACATTATATAAGTTGATTAAATCTATTTAAATCTTCATTCATATTTCCATCATTCCTGATAGCGTTAACCACAGCTTCAGCCCATTCATAGTTTTCTTCTATTTCGGGTATATCTAATTGTACACCGTACTCAGCTTCATACCACTCAATTAACTCAGTTAGAGTCCAATAAGCTTCAGGAGGTGTATCACCACCCCATGAGTGTAACATAGTACTGATAGCCTTTAAGAATAAATCTTTTCTATTCATCTTACTCGAATTCTACGTCAGAGTCATCATCCCAATCCGCCTTAGGTCTAGGTTCTTCACCTGGTCTAATATGTGGTGGTGGGGTAAACGGTCTTCTTGATGGACGAGCCGGTCTATCTGTATCAGGCTTTGTTGGAGCCGGTTTAGTTTTTGGTTCTTTTGCTGGTGCTGGGTTGTTCATTTCCATATCTTCATCATCATTTAATTCTTCATCAATATCGATAAATTCCATTAAACTGTCAACATCATCAATGGATTCTCCCATCATTTCAGTGTGAGCGTAATCAGTCTCATCCACCTCAGGGGTTGCTGGTGGTAAACCTAATTCGTCTTCTATTGTAGCAAAAGATTCGGTATCATCTTCTTCCATGTAACTATCGTAAAGAATATCATCTGTGTCAAACCTTTCTCCACCTCTAGCTACGTCTAATTCGTCTTCGAATCTAATGTCATCCATCATATCTTGGTTAGGATACAATGTTCCATCACATTCTTCACATCCCGCGTTATCACAGTGGATACAATCAAATTCAGTATCATATGGTAATGCGTGACCTCTTTCCATTTCATCGAAAGAAGGTTTGTTATAATGTGAACGAATATCTTTATCAGCGTATGACTTAGCGTAATCCTCTTCATCATTCATGTATGAATCATAATCAACATCCATACCTGATGCTACACCTGGTTCAAGGTTTAAATAACCTTTATCTTGGATTGACATGTCTACGTCAGACATTGGTACATCGTGGTAACCAAGTCCCGCACAATGTGAACAACCTGTACCTGAACAATGTGTACACATTCCTTCAGTATCTTCTTCGTCGTCCATGTAGTTGTCATACTCACCACTCGCTCCGTATAAATCATCTGATGTTAATACGTCAGGGTCGATATTCAAATATGCTTTATCTTGAATTGGCATGTCTACATCTGAAAGTGGCATCTCTTCGTCATCCATATAGTTGTCGTAGTTTTCTTCCATGTCTTCTCCACCGAAGTCCATGTCACCACCTCCGAAGTCATCATCTTCCTCTTCGTCTTCGTTTCCTTTTTTGATTGTTTTGATAAGGTCTTTTTTATCAGCCTTCTCCATATCATCTAAATCAAGTGCTGCTAAAACAGATTTAGCAACCCATTTCTGTAGGTCAGATGACTTGTCCTCAGTATCTCTCAACTGTTGCCCTAGTTCACCTGTTGTTTGTTGAATACTTTTGATTGGGTCGTCCTCATCATCAAAATCTTCATCATCCATATCTAAATCCTCGTCGTCTCCTCCGAAATCTAAATCTTCTTCTCCACCTTCTGAATCACCAAAGTCAAATCCACCGTCTTCGTCACTACCGAAGTCGAACTCGTCACCACCTCCTTTCTCATCAGAACCAAAATCTAGTTCGGGTTCTGGTTTCGGAGCTGGTGCTGATTTTTGTTTCAGCACGTACTTCTTTTCACCTAACAAATCATTGTCAGATTCCAAGATGTTCACCATGTCACCACCGTGAGCTCTGTTGACCTCTTCAAAAACATAGTTCATGTTTCTTGAAGCTTCACTAAAAGAATTGTAAGAATACTTTGGTTTATTCTTAACTCCTCCAATGTAGTCAAAATCAGATTCAGTAAGATTCTCAGTCTTATCTGTAACCTTGATATAATATTTTCTGTTTTCACGTACAATAGCGTAAGTCTTACCGTTAGCAGCCTTTTTAAGGGTTTCTACTGACGACAAGTTTTTCTCTGTACTTTCTGTAATTGGCTTAATATCGGCCAATCTTAACATCTTTTGTAATTTCTTATTGCTCATAATATATTAATGTTTAATATTCCAACTTCCGTCAGTATTTAATGTCCTAGTTGCGTCAGGATTTAACCTACCCAAAAGACCTAAAACACCACCACCACTCACTAGTCCAGCTTTACCAATACTAACAGGTACAATAATTGGTCCTGTAGTAGTGATAGTATTACCTTTAATTGTTGCTGTCCCATCTACTAAGACACCGAAATATAGGTATCTAGTGAAGTCCTCATTACCAGGAGCGTGTATTGCATCGTAACTATCGTTCATTTTTCTAGTTTATTAATAAATATCAGTTATTTTCGAGAGTTACCGATTTATCGTAGGCAACGGTTTTTATATCTGAAAGTCTTTCCATCATACCGTTACGTCTTAATACTTTGAACACGATATTCTCGACAGACCATTCACCTCCCTTATCGAGACCACATTGTCTCATTTTCTTTATCTTCTGTTTAATCTTATCAGCCTTATCTACTATGTGTTGATTTGATATGTCTTCTTCGTCAGAATCTAGAGCGTTACCCTTTCTATTAGTCTCTTCAAAAACATCATATAAGTCCTCAATCATATCCATAAGACGATTAGCCTTATTCTTAACACTTTTATCATTAAAACTGATTCTCTTCTTTTCAGGTTCAACAACCCATTCGTTGTTTAGTATAGAGTACACCCCTGATGAGACATGTTCTTCGTTAACATCTTGAACATAAATCTCTATTTCGAACCCATATACCTTAATATCATGGGCATCGTTCCATAATGTACTTTTTGATTTAAGGAAGTCTTGAACCATATCTTCCTTCATTGGTAAATCCTTATAATCTATAATAATGTGTAAATCCACATCAGAATACTTGGACCAATTGTAGTTAGCTAAGGACCCTGTCATTGTTACATCCTCAATATCAACCCCCGGCAACTCAAGTCCCTCAAAGTAATCATCAGCAACTTTAAGTAGTCTTTTTCTAACCTCAGGTTTCATCTTTTGACCCTTATCCCAAATCTTAGGATTCAGTTCATCTCTCATTTTAAAACCACTAAGGTCTATCGAACGGTCTGATTTTGCTATTTCTTTTTCATTTAGGTTCATATCTATAAATATTGTGGATATTTATTAAATAACGTATGAAAGACATTATTCGTAAAATATTAAAAGAGAACGATTTTGATTGGATTCAAGGTATTCAAGGAATCCCTGGATTAAGATTGAAAAAACAGTTGAATTCACCTAAAAACGCTGTTAATATAAAGATAGAGTTCATGTTTGGTGATGGTGACATGTATAGAAACAACGATATATGGTTCTTCATCAACCCTGAGGACTCTAAAAATAAACACCAATACGGAGTACACGCTTATCGTACTTACACCATGGATGATTTAGAGTTCGCAATAAACTTATTGAAGAAAGTCGACCCAAGATATGGTTATGAAGATTATTGTGGTGAACTAGAATTAAGTGAACAAGATTGTGAAAGAGCGAGAGATATGGGATTAATCGAACATGAGTGGGATTGGGGTATCGATGGTGATATCGAAAGTTTAGAGATTATATATTATGATGAGTCAGGTAATAGACACGACGCAGAACTAGATATTTAATAATATGAGTAAGAAGACAATAATAGTGAACGAATCTCAATTACAGAGATTATTAGAGAATAGAATCCATGAGGTTAGTGCTCAAGATATGGCATCTAAACTAGAATCTATTGAATGTACAGGAGAGGATATGAAATCCTTAATGACTAAAGAGATATCTTCTTTCGGTTTCGAAGACGTTAGACTTAAATTCTTAGGATATACAGAGCAAGAAAAAGACCTAATGTATCTAATTTATACAGAAGGTCCTATATTCGTTGCTAAGGCTAGAAGTGAGTCAGGTGACATTCCTTGTCTAAACATCTATGACGTTCAAGCCTACACTAAATAATCAGTAAATAATTTTCCTTCTAAGTGGTCGTACTCATGTAATATGATACGAGCTAAATAACCATCGAATACTTCGGTGTGTTCAATAAAGTCTAAATCTTTATATCTTACCATTATTCTTTCAGGTCTACTCACTTCACCTGTCACATCAGCCACACTTAGACACCCCTCTTCAAACGTAACTGTTTGTTCACTCTTCCTTATAATTTCAGGATTAATGAATGTTTTCACTTTATCTGTTTCAGTATCCAATACAAGGAACAAACGAATAGAGTGACCAACTTGTGGTGCAGCTAAACCAACTCCATCAGCCTCTCTCATTGCCTCAGTCATTTGTTCAACTAAAAGGTCAATATATAGATTGGATTCTAGTGGTTTAGCTATCTCTCTTAATATCGGATGTCCGTCTTGTAATATTTCCATTATACTGCTACAGGGGCTTTTATCGTTGGGTGTGGGTCATACCCCACCAATTCAATATCATCATACGTAAAATCAAACACATTATCAATATCAGGGTTTAATTTAACGGAAGGTAATACCTTTGGTTGTCTTTCTAACATAAGTTCTACTTGTTCCATGTGGTTTGAGTATAAATGTACATCACCACCTGTCCATACAAAATCCTCAGGAATCATGTTAACAGTTTGTGCAACCATCATTAGTAACAATGAGTATGATGCAATATTAAACGGTAATCCTAGAAACGTGTCACAACTTCTTTGATATAGTTGTAGTGATACAGCTCTTTTAGGGACACCCCATTTATCACACATATAATCAATCAACCCCTCACTAACATCCCAGTTAGCTTCAATATTGTTAGTATTACCATAATCTTTAGAAATTTTCATTCTCTCCCATGGTGTTAATTCCCTTGTATAGAATTGGAAGAAAGCGTGACAAGGCATTAAAGCCATTTGGTCTAACTCACCCACGTTCCAAGCTGAGACAATCATTCTACGTGAGTCAGGGTTAGTCTTCAATGTGTCGATAACATTTTGGACCTGATTAATACCATCCCAATGTTTGCCTGTTTCGTTGGTTTCAGAATTCCAATGACCGCTAGAGTAATAACCACCCCAATCAACCCATTGTTTACCATATACAGGACCTAGGTCTCCATTCTCGTCAGCCCATTCGTCCCAAATATGTACTTTGTTGTCTACTAGGTACTTGGTGTTAGTGTCACCGTTTAGAAACCATAGGAGTTCGTGTACAACACCCTTCCAATAGGTGTTCTTCAGAGTGACCAAAGGGAAACCATCATTAAGATTGAATCTCATTTGATGTCCAAAGATAGATTTGGTACCTGTACCTGTTCTATCACCCTTCTGTACTCCCTCCTCCTGTATTTTCTTCACTAAGTCTTTGTACTGTTCCATTCTTAATATTTTCTATTTGTTCTTTTAATGGTGCTACATCGATAGCATCTAATTTCTCGTATTTATATTTTCTCATGGTTTTGTTGAAAACCGAACCTTGACTTTCCGAGATTTCAAACCTCATGTAGTCTCTGTGTAGGACATCAAAGTATTTGTATTGTGTCCCTGCTTTGAAGGTGATGACCAAAGACTTATTCTTTTGGTTATACTCAGACATAATAATGTTTGATGAATCTATCAAACACTCAATAACATCACCCTTCTCCGTTTTTTGGATTACCCCCATCTAACTTAAAATTTTTAATAGCTTTTATTGGTATAATCTCACCTATCACATTATCCTTGTGTTCAGCCAATACAACCATATGTTCATTTGTTAACTTATATGAACAGTTCAGATATTCTACTGAATACGTACCATCAAACTCCTCGTAGGAATCTGGTTTATTCTTAATGATTAATGTGATTTTTTCGTATACCATCTTTTTTTATTAAAAGATAGATATTTCATGGAATAAGGTAAACGTTACCTATTACTAACAATCTTCCTTTTTAGGCCGTAGATTTTAAGTCTTTCTTTCTCAGTAGAGTTCTCTAAAATCTCATCAACCTCTAATCTACCACCGTGGAATTTATTGTTACGGTATATAATATGTGAACGCATACTATTAATACCACGTTTCTCCTTACGTATTTGACTTTTTAGTAGACAGATTCTACCTTGTTTAAGTATGTTCGTTAATAACATCATATCGTTCACTTTAATTATTTACCAAATGTAAATATATTTCTTTTTAAAAGAAACCGCTTGTTCGGTAAATAAATTATTACTAATATTGAAGTGTTGAATGAAACCAGTTGTACCAAAGGTTAGAACAATTTTAAAGAACTCGTTCAAAGAGTCCCTACGATTAGGAGCTAACAAAATACAACCCGACCACATTCTTCTCGCCATACTAGACGATGAAAATGATGTTGTCGACGTTTTGGGGGTTATGGGGTCTGATGTCGAAGACTTAATCTCAAGGGTTGAGGGTAAGATACGGATAACGGAACAGAATCCTCAGATGAAGAAAAAACTTATACCACTAAGTGATGTTTCAAAGAGTGTTGTAAGTACGGCAGAATTAGAGTCCGATAAATTGGGTGACGAATACGTTGGAGTCGAACATATAATGTTAGCCATTTTAAAGAATAGAACTTTAGATGGGACTAGATTGTTAGGACAACAAGGAATAACTTATAAAACATTTAAGAGAACATTATCTCAAATTAAAAACGAAATAAATATGAGTATTACAGGTGATTATGATGAAATGGGAGGAGCTAAGTCCTCAAAAACTAAGGGTAAATCAAGTACCCCTGTATTAGACAACTTTGGTAGAGATATCACTAAGTTGGCTGAAGAAGGTGTGATTGACCCTATCATCGGTAGGAGTGATGAAATCGAACGTGTTTCTCAGGTATTGAGTAGACGTAAGAAGAACAACCCTATCCTAATTGGTGAGCCAGGTGTCGGTAAGACAGCTATCGTCGAAGGTTTGGCTCTAAAGATTGTGGAGAGAAAATGTCCACGTATCTTATTCGACAAAAGAATTGTAGCCTTGGATATGGCTCTATTGGTAGCAGGTACCAAGTATAGAGGACAATTCGAGGAAAGATTGAAGGGAATCATGCAGGAATTGGAAAAGACTGATGATGTGATTCTATTCATCGACGAAATCCACACCATGGTAGGTGCTGGTAACGCGTCAGGTTCTCTAGACGCATCAAACATCCTTAAACCGGCGTTAGCAAGAGGTGAAATCCAATGTATTGGAGCAACAACCTTAGACGAGTTCCGTGAGAATTTCGAAAAAGATGGGGCATTAACTCGTAGATTCCAAACTGTAATGGTTGAACCACCATCTACTGAGGATACGTTGGTTATCTTGGAAAATATCAAACCAAAGTATGAGGACCATCACAAGGTGTCTTATAGTCAAGAGGCTATCGAGGCGTGTGTGAAAATGGCTGATAGATATATCACCGATAGAGAACAACCTGATAAATCCATTGATATTATGGATGAGGTTGGGGCGAGAGCACAAGTTCACATCGAACCACCAGCACATATTGTTGAATTGGAAGGTAAGATAGCGGAAATCGATACCAAGAAACATGAAGTTGTGAGAGCACAACAATTCGAGGACGCCGCTAGACTTCGTGACGAAGAAAGACAATTAAAAGAAGACTTGGAGGTCGCTAATGAGAATTGGAGAAAAGAGTTGGATGAAACTCGTAGGTCAATTACTGAAGAAGAGGTGGCTAAAGTTGTGGCAATGGTGACAGGAATCCCTGTTAGTAAGGTTACCACTACCGAGATTGAGAAACTTCTTGGTATGGAGATTGAATTGATGAAGAAGGTTATTGGTCAAGATAACGCCATCGAACAAATCACCAAGGCTATCAAGAGAAATAGAATGGGTATTAAGGATGAGAACAAACCAATTGGTTCATTCATCTTCCTTGGACCAACAGGTGTTGGTAAGACCCACTTGGCTAAGAAATTAGCAGAGGAAGTATTTGGTTCAGAAGAATCAATGATTCGTGTGGACATGTCAGAATACATGGAGAAACACGCAATCTCTAAGTTGATTGGTTCACCTCCTGGTTACGTGGGACATGAAGAAGGTGGTCAGTTGACTGAAAGAATTAGAAGAAAACCATATTCTGTAGTTCTTTTGGATGAGATTGAAAAGGCACACCCTGACGTATTTAACATCCTATTACAGGTGTTGGATGAGGGTCACCTAACAGATAGTTTGGGTAGAAAGATTAATTTCAAGAACACCTTGATTATCATGACCTCTAACGTAGGGGCTAGAAAACTACAAGACTTTGGTACGGGAGTTGGTTTCGGTACTAGAGCTAAAGTAGAGAACCTAGAGGAAATTAGAGCAAACGTTATCCAAGAGTCAGTGAAGAAGGCATTCTCACCTGAATTCTTGAATCGTCTTGACGATATTATCATCTTTGAGTCTCTTGGGAGAGAGGACATCAAGAAGATTGTTAACCTACCACTTAAGGACTTAATTGACCGAATGAAAGACTTGGGGTACACTGTCAAGATTACATCTAACATGAAGAACTACTTGGCAGATGTTGGTTACGATGAAAGATATGGGGCTCGTCCATTGAACAGAGCTATCCAAAAGTACATCGAGGACCCAATCGCTGAGAAGATGTTGGAGGGTGGTCTTGAGGAAGGTGACACCATCAAGGTAGGATACAAGAAAGAAAACGTTTTTGTTGAAGTAATCAAAGCAAAGTAAATCACCTACATATAAACATAAGACCCCTTTTGTTATTATAACAGAGGGGGTTTTATCTTTTAATTAATTTTATGGCAAAATTACATCTAGAGAAATTTAATAGGGAAGACTTAACATATAAGAAAATCCCCAACCACAAAATCATATTAATTTTATTAGCGTGTATTATAGGTTCCACCTTAATAGGGTTATTAGTCGGTAGTAACACCTTTTATAAAACCCAAATCGTGGAAGTTAAAGATAATATAGATTATGAAGAGGCTTTGGTTATTGTCACAGAGAAGGATTCATTTACTGAACAAAAACTAGTCGATTATTTAATTGAGATAAATGTTAAATTCCCTGATATCGTGTTTTCCCAAGCTAGATATGAGAGTGGTAACTTTAAGAGTACCATATTCAAAGATAATAACAACCTATTCGGTATGAAGGTCGCCAATGTTAGAGCAACAACTAGTCTTGGTGAACAACATGGTCACGCCTACTATAGAAGTTGGAGGGAAAGTGTGATGGATTACGCTTTATATCAGAACGCTTACACTAGGAAGATAGATAATAGGGAAGAGTATATGCAATATTTGAAGGATAACTACGCTGAAGGTACCTATCAGTCGATACGTCAAATAATGTTGGAGACTCAAGATAAGTATCCACAACTATTTGTTACATACCCTAAACATTAAACTTATCCTTGATAAGTTTTCTTACTTTAATTTTAGCCTTTGATAAGTTGGATTTAGATGTCCCCTCACTAATACCCAACTTTTTGGCTATTTGTCTGTGAGTCATACCTCTAAAGTAGTACATCTCGAATACAGTTTTGTATGCCGGACTCAAATCCGTTAAAACACTCTCAATCATTTCTACAGAGTACTTCTCTTCATAAGGTTCGTCATCAGTATCAACTCTACCCCAATCAGGTTCATCACTTGTATATTCGATTTTTTTCTTTCTTAGTTCGTCTAGTACGTTGTTTTGGATTACACGTCTAACCCAACCTTCTAGTGAACCACCACCATCGTACTTATGTAGGTTCTTATAAACCTTCATGAAACCATTTTGACAGAAGTCTTCAGCTTTATTAATATCGTTAGTGTATTTTAAACAAACACTACGAACCATCTTATCCCACATTTTACTGTAGATAGTTTGGAAATCAACCAACGCTTCCGAAGCATCGGTTTCCATTAGAAACTCTTCTCTTAATATTTGTCTGATTAAACTTCTTTTCATATCTGATTATAAATATCTGTATTTTCATCAATCTTGGATTTCAGTATACCAATGAATTCTTTAGCCATCCTCTTTAAGAATGGAACACCATCCTTACCGAAATACATTAAACCACTTACGTTGGTAATACATTTATGTCCCCCTGAATTAGCCTGAATCATATCCCAACCCGTTAGTTTTAACTTTTTAAGGGCCTTTCTTTCTCTATCAGACAACATCTTATATGGTTTATCCATAATTGTCTTTATGGCGTTTTGCCATCTCTCTGTAGTATAATCTGCTGGTGCTCCCTTTGGTGGGTGTTCTAGTCCGATAATACCCTCATCAGTATCCTCATAAAGGGCTATTAAATCAGAATAACCGAAACCAACACTATCAGGGTTAAAACTCTTGTGTTTCTCAGCAAAATATTTTACCGTATCAACGGTAATCAAATAATTTTTTAATTCATCCTTAAAAGATAATAACATCTCTTGTGCTATCTCACCTAGGTTAACACCCTTAAGTGACCTATCCTTCTTAAATGGGTTACAACTAGATTGCATTAGACCAAGTGGCCATACAATAACTAAGAAGTTTGCGTCAGGGTAATTTTTGAATGGTACATATCTATCATAAGAACCAGGTTTAAATAAAGCTCCACCACCATATTGGGCAATGATTCCGTGGTCCTCAAGATATTTTACCTTATCACTACCTTTTTGTGATTTAATATACTTCTCTAGGTTAGCCGTCATAAGGTCAGGTGTTGCATAACCTTCTTCTTTAGCTATCCTAACAATGTTAAGGTAAATGTTCACCAATGACGGTGTTGATTCTAATACCAACCTCTCTAGGAAATTAGGTTTGTTCTTGTAAGCCAACAATAATTTATTGGTTACTAAAGCCATAATCTGTTTGTTAGCCTTAAAACCCCTCTCTTTGTTTAATACGAAGATATATCTCATAATATCTTCAGGTGTAACACCTTGTCTAACGAAGTCAGCACTATCTACTGTAGATATCATTCTAATATCATCAGCAGGGAATATATCACTTGGTGCGACTATTTGAGAGATTGTTTCAACGTTCGAACGTGCGTGTCTAAATGATTTTGATGCGTCTTTCTCTGCACCTACTTGTTTGTCGTGGTGGTCCGTATGAATAACGAACATTGGTTTACCATGTGCGAAGTCAACTAGGACTGGCATGATATCACCACGTGCCATTGGTTTTTTAACTGCGAACTCTTTATCACCATATTGAATGATTTCAGCATCAACAACGTGTATACCGTTGTCCTCAAGATACTTCTTCATAGCTAGTGCTGTAGTAACACCATCTAAGTCTTGGTGGAAATAAATTTTCGCCTTATCGTATCTCTTAGATAATTCACGAATATTTCTAATACCCGTTTCAACTAAGATTCTTTTTGTATTTCTTCTAGACATTAATAATACTTTTTAGATAAATATCATGAATTCTCATTCAATTCAATCAATTTGTCTAAATATTGTTTTGCCTTCTTTAAATCTTGTAAGCCATTCTTATGTCTCCATCTAGTAACGTACTTCACAATGTTACCTTCGAAGAAATCTAAGTTATGGTCGTGGGCGTAATCCCACATCTCAACCTTACCTTGATTATAGTGTGTTGGGTGTTCAACTTGTTCATTACTCATAATAAAATAAGTTTACTATTTTATGTGATAAAGTGAATTAAAAAACATATATTTGTAGTATGGATGAACACATAACACAAGAACAGTTAGAAATGTATCGAGAATACTTAGAATGGTGTAAGGTGCAGGAGGAAAAAGAATACCTAGAGAAACTAAACTATGAGGCAGAAAAAAGTCAGTTCATGAAAATCATAGAACTGACCCATACTTTACCTGCTTAGATTATAATATCTATAGTACCACCTGTGAAAATACCACCTAAATAATCTTTAAGTTTTTGGTGTACTATCGTTGGTGTTAATCCTGTGTACACATTCATCTCTACAGTCTCAACATATCCCATAGTTTGTGGTGTTACAGGGAAATAATTAGATTCACCATCATCAACAGACTGTTGATTACGATAAAATTCCATATTATAGTGTACCTCAGTACTACCTTTAGGGAAAATAGTATTAAACATCACTATAGTACCCGATGGTACTGTGAATCCTTCCCTAGTTGTGATTGTATCGTTAATTCTTAAAGCCATTTCTTTTTATTTTATAAATATGTCCTTATTCTTGGTTATCAACACTTTCTGTGGTAATAGTTTCATCTTCTTGTGGTACATCACCTTGTTGTGGTGTGAAAACTTTAATAGCTTCAGCGATTATAGAGGATTCCTCTAACTCAAAAGCCCCACGTTTGTTAGCTACTCTAACTGATTGTACCAAAATGTCTAATGCTTCTTGATGTGTCATCTTTTTATTAATTTTTTATTGATTATTAGTATTGTACTGTTGGAATATAATATGTGGTATCTGTAAAGTAACTATTAGACGGTGGATTTATAGTAACACCACTAAATGTGGTACCCGTTAAGCCATAAATTTGTTGACTACCGTAAGTGTTAAAGTAAGTAAACTTACCATTAGATTTTATGTGTGACGGTACAAATGTTGAAAAGAAGTGAGCTATATTAATATCATAAACACCATCATAAATAATACCATCATACTGACCAAGAGTGTCTTTTATATCAAACCAATCAGAATTATGTATTGTCACACCCGTTTTACCACTAGCCCAAGCCTCTAAATTAGTGAATATTTGTGGGTGTATTTCCACAATAGTATGTGATGTTGGGTTTAGTGATTGTATATAATCTGATGCAATACCCATACCAAAACCAATCTCTAAAATATCACCCTGATTATGACACACTATATCAGCGTGGTGAGACATCAATGGGTCCTCCCAATCCATCATTACTTCATAAGATAAGAAATCGGAAGTTATTTTATTAGTGTGAAATGTTAGTGTGGAATTTTTAAATTCGTCACCCGTGTGTTGTATACCTTGTCCCATAATTATAATGAATTTAATTCTAACCAATACCCTAAGGTAGTGTTATATACAAACTTCCTTACAGTGTTACCGTCTACAGGGTCAGCACCAGCGTTGGCGTGTATAGTTAACGATGTTACAGTACCAGTACTACCAACAATTCTAATACCATCTGTTGACGCTACGACAACATTACCGAATACGGAGGTTAGTGGTCTAAATATAAATTCCTGACCATCAACCACACCATCTACAGATGTGTCTGGTAAATTATAAGTCGCTACAGTAAGGCCGGCTCTTGAGTCGGTACCCGTAACATTAGTGAATACCACATGTTCACTACAAGTTAAATCAATAGTTGTCGAGGTTAATAGATTATCATATCTAGTATCGACAGACACACCAGCCGTTTCAAGAGTACTTCTTTGATTTAATCTCATACCCTCTGTTGCTGATGTACCACTATATGTTGTACCAAAGGCTAAATCACCACTAACCACGGCTGAAGGTCCGTGAGCGTAATTAGTTCCTCTAATAAATGCTACTTCCCTCTCAGTACTAGTACCATCTATAGTGGTGAATTGTATATTGAAATCGTTTCCTGCGGTAGGTGTTGATTGATATAGTATTAAACCGTTATTAGGGTTAAATGTTTGACCCTTCTCAATTTTAACTGCCCCACCTTTTGTGTGTAATAGTTCTAATGGTGAGTTATTGTTCATACCTATCCTACCATTATCCTCAATGTGGAACATATCCGTTGCTGACGAATTTTGTACTATGAACGCGTCAGTTGTACTTGTTGACCCATCACCCTGTATATGGAATTTGGCTGTCGGAGATGTCATACCAACACCAACCTGTCCATCACCATTAAGGTATGAGTCAGTTGTTTTAGAGAATAAGAAGTACGGTGTTGTTGTGTCCCAACCAACGGCGAAACTGTTACCAACATTATTTTGTACTAGATGACCTAAAGCGTATGAACCATTTTGTGTTGCCTGTGTACTTCTACCAATCGCAATACCATCAAAGTTTGTTACTGACGCTGATTGACCTATAGCAACACCCCAACCATTCCCTAGTGGGAATCCTGAGTTTGTTACTGAGGCACCGTTACCAATAGCGACAGCCCCGTTTGCGTTACCTCTTGAGTTATAACCGATAGCGACAGAACTACTTGTTAGTGCTTGAGAAGTACCTCCAATCGCGACAGGATGACCAGCACCTGACGCATCAGCGTTAAGTCCAATAGCGACGTTTTGTGCACTTACTGTTGAACCTCCATTAACACCTTTACCTATAAGGACTCTATTTTGGCCACCTGTACCGTTACCACCGAGACTCCATCCACCATCAGAACCAACAATAAGTTCGACATAATTTGAGTTGTCCCCAATACTTATACCCCTACTAGTAGGTTTTATGGTAATATTATTACTAGTAGACCCAATAATAACATTACCCTCTTCATTAGGGTTAATATTAAGTGGTGAACAGGAATGAATATTTGTCACCCACAAATCTGTGATACAATCTCCTGAAGTATTTCCTGTGAATGAACCACCTCCTGATGAAGCTTGCCATGTTGCGTTACCACTTGCATCTGAAGTAAGAACATAACCATTAGATTCGTTTCCATCTACGTATTGGAATGTTCCAACAACATCTAATGTCGCTGAAGGGTTTGTTGAACCAATACCTACATTACCTTCAAAGACATTCACACTACCACTACCCTGTTGGTATATACCGAAATTATTAGTACCTATTGTATTAGGGTTTATTTTTATGCCATATGTGTTGGTGATTGCTGTAGTACTAACGTTACTAGGCGTGTTAATCCTAATACCGTACAGGTCCGTAATTGCTGCACCCGCCACTTGTTCCATCCTAACATCTACAACACCAAAATTAGACATCGTAGAGTTTCCATTAACCTGAGCGTTTGCTGATATAGCGAAAACGTTTGAAAGGGTCCCACTACTATTATTCTGCATAGATGCTTCTAAACCTGAACTCCTTAATGATATATTACCACTACCTTGGATAAGTGTGTTTGATAATGTACCCGCTAAAGTGGTCATATTATTGTTACCACTCTTAGTCAATCTACTATAGTTACCTATAGCCCTCATAGTACCATTAGAAGCTGGATTCACAGTAAAGTTTGTGGATGTACCCGCCCTAAATCCTGTAGATTCTGTTATACTCGCACTTCCGGCAAAATTATATGACTCATAACTATTAACCGATGTTGATGTTGTATTAGACCCTATAAGACCACCATCCCAAATAATAGCTTTAGTCACTCCACCACTTGTTTGTATGTTAACAGCTCTAGTACTATTATCCGTACCTAGACCTTTAATATTTAATCTACTATAAGTTTGTGATGGGCTACCAGGTCCAATACCAACGTTACCATCATCAGTAACCTCAAGAGCGTCGGTACCCGAAGAGTTTTCAACCAACAATGATTTTGT